CGACTGGGGGCAGTAATCATGCCGGGTCTGGCTGGCTAACACCCCATTATAAGGGGTACGAATAAAGTAACGGGGGTAGCGGCATATATCGCGCATATCCACGCCGTTAATCCCGATACCGTCACGGCGCATTGAGATCCACCAGAAGATTAAGATAGTTTACCTGAAATTATCCAAATAATTGTTTTAACTGATTAATTTTTCGAATATCTATTGTTAGGGAATAAATCATCAGATACACCATAAAACGACATCTTTCAGGGTGTAGAAGATGCAAAGCTGGTATTGAAGAAAAGACAAAGAATATGAATGGCTGGCCACACGATGGAAGGATTGTCCATTGAGGGATAAATCCCCGTGGTACAAGTTTTGGTAAACCCGCGCTGCGGGCTTTTTTGTGGACGAAACAAAAGTCAGTGCTACACTCATTGACGCCACATCGAGGTGGCTTATAGATGGAAATGTCACAATGAAAAAAGCATTTGCTGCACTGTTCTCTGGTGGCTTCAACTCAGGCCTTTGCCGGTCGTTGTCAGCACGACAGCGATACTGCCGCTGACGGCTCCCGCTGCGGTGGGCGTTCTGCTGATTCCCGCCCGGGCGGCGGTGGCATTCGTTAAAAACAAGGCCGCGAAAGCGGCCTGTGACATGTCACGATAGTTCCGTTTTGTTGAATTCAATTATATCAAGGTCAGAACTTTCGTAATCCTTACCGAATAAAGCAAAACATATCGCGTCAAGTTCTCTCTTATGTTTGGACGCCCGATCATAATTACCACCCCAACAGCAAATGAATCCACCAAGTACTGCTGATTCAAAAAGTAATGATGCTGCATCAATATGTCTGAACCAGGAGTCTATAAGTAAAGCAGAGAGTGATATTAATGTTCCCCACCCGCCAATCCTTCTCCATTTCTCAGCTTCATATTTAAGAGAAGCAATATATTCAATTTTATCTCTCGTCATCAGTTCCCCACCGCCTTTCCAAAATCCGGTGCTCTACGTGGCGCAATAGCACCCGGTTCCCACCAACTCGTTATGTCGAACTCCCGTTGCGAGCGGTCCCTTACTCGATCATTGTAACCAGGGTTTGCCATCTCCTGAAGTTGTTGCAATATCAGGTGATTGGTTATCGCTTTCGCATACCACAGGTTTGCGAATGGGGTGATCATGCGGGCTGTTTTCAGTGCATCGGCACCGAATGATGTTTCTTCACCCTGTAGAGCCTTCTGTGGGTTAGTAATCAGTAATTTTGTTAACTGCTCTGCAAAGCTCAACACAGGGCCCCCCATAGTGGCACCGATGCTGGAGCCATATTGCGTATGGTCCTGGAAAATAAAATCACCGTAGATACCGAACGAACCACCTTTCAGTAAAGCCTGAACCCATGTGGTTGGTTTTGTCATATCCAGCGGATCATTACCATTTAACAAACTGTTCATCTGGATCGCAAACATACCAGCAAGAGTTGTTCCCCCGATATATGAGGCCAGAAATTTAATGGCCGGAACGGTGTCCAAATCCCGTGTTCTGTTAACAAGTTGCCGAAATCCAGCAAATGGGGTTGTTTTGAAGAGCATGAAGCTCTTCATTAACTCGCCAGCATCATCACGGGCATATGTATCAATACCCGTAGCGGTGGTCACAGCATTGGTCATCTCACCGTGCGTAATTCCCAGCAATTTCTGGGCTGCTTCAGCGCGTGCATTACGAATCATGCGCGTGATGGTCTGCTCAGCCTCAGCGTCGAATGCTTCTTTCATCCGTTTCAGGCGTTCTGGAGGGAGATCTCCAAGGGCTGCCAGTGCCTTTTCACTCCCGGCACGAATCCGGGTAATACGGTCTGCCATAATGTCGGCTATTACGTTATCGGGCACAGCGTAAATCGCGTCTGGCGTCATCCCCATATGCCCGGCAGTAGTCATCGGCCTGAGTTCTGCCGCTGCCATGATGGCCCAGTCCTCATTGCTCCATCCCTTGTTAGCCAGAATGGTTTTATCGGTTCCTTTCATATCGTCCAGCGTCTTAAATTTTCTGGTCAGCTCGCCAATGTTTTTGTACATCAGGAGACCAAACGACGCTTTGTTTGCGCGGTCCATAGCGATCAGCCCGGACCACTTCAGTGTCTTCTCTGCGAACCAGCCAGTTATGCCGCGAGACAAGTCAAACCCGCCCATTTTCGAAACCACAGCAGCATGTGAATCCACCAGCAGACCGAGTTCAGCATTCGCCTTTTTGGCATCTCCACTAAACAGGTTTTTGATAGTGTTAACGGAAAGCCGCATTCCACCACGGGTAAAGCCCAGCGCCTGCGCATTTGCCCGCATAATTGCCTGGTCGCTGGTTGCTGTCAGTACGCTGGTGCCAAGCATGGCGCTGGTCATCAGGTTACGCAGACCACCAACTGCTGAAGAGAACACACTCGATGAAGCGACACCATTTAGGCCAGCCATTGAGTTGAACATACGGGCAACTAATTTGGCCTCATCCTCCATTTCTTTTTTGCGTTTCCCGCCTGTTACTGCGCGCTTATAGATGCGATCCAGTACCAGGGAAAAGTTTCTTTCGGCGTCCGGACCAAAGGCTTTAACGACGCCCAAATCCCTGGATGATGATTGCAGGTGCGACATCATCACCCCCACCAGCGGCTGCTGAGTGTATCGCTCCATATAGGCGAAGTGTGACTGCGCATCCTTGAACGCCATCACCCTGTGCTGAGAACCACGGCTCTTTATTCCTCCGGCTCCCATAAATGTACCAGGCTCAATTTTGTTTGCCCCATCAGTGGCCTTCGTTTCAAAGATCGCTTCCAGTGCCTGACGGTACTCGACGTCATTCATAATGCTGCCGTCAGGATTAACGTAATTGCTGCGATCCTGCGTGTTGTAAGCGTCATCAACCCATTTCTGGCGGGCAAACTCAATCGGTGGCTGGCGACCTGAAAGACGTGCTGTAGCTTGCTCTGCCACTGGTAACGATGCCAGCCATTCTTCGCGCCCGGCATTGCGAATAAGGTCAGCATCATCCACATATGGCGTATGCCAGTCTTCTCGCAGGCCTATGTCAAAGCCATTGTCGTTCATCTCATGACGAACACGGCCTGTTACATCCTTCCAAATCTGTGCAATTTTCTTCGCCAGGGGATTCCCGGTATCTTCGCCATATATTTCTTTCAGGATCTGGAGTTGTGCAGACTTTGCCGCCTGCCTGTCGAATACACTCCGAAACCGCTGCTCTCCAAGCGCCCTGCTCTGCTCGAAGAATTTGCGGACGTCATCACCTGCTTTTAGAAGTTCAGCACTGAGCTGACGGGACCAGTCCTGATATGCCCCAATTGCAAGCTCTTCAGCAGAAGTAACGGAGATATCAGCTTTGTCTCTCGATCGTCGGCCAGCAAAAATAAACTGCTGCAAATTAACAGGTGTCTGCTGATCAGGCGGGATGTTAGCATCGAGAGTGTCAGTAATTTTACTGATGGCGATCGCATTCTGGGCAACACGCTGTCTTTTCTTGTACACATCATGAACCACACGCTGGCGAACCAGTTCTGCAGCATCCATGTATGTTTGAGCATCAGGAATACCACTTTTGCCTTCCATTGCATTCTTTCTGTGCACTTGCCGCACAGCTTCTTTGATACGATCTTCGATATTTTTCAGCTCATCAGCCTTTGGCTGGCGACCAAGTGTCTGCGCAATAGCTTCAACACATGCCTGTTTCATTATGGGTTCCTCAAGAAGCACGCTGCCGCTACAGAATAAACCTTCGATTCGTTCTGGACTGTCTTAATCTGTTCATCCAACTCAGCCAGGAGATCAGAAAGTTTTGTCGGGTTTCCGGTTTCCGGGTGAGCTATAGTCAGCTCAGGATTGGCAACAGCCATGTCCCTAGCAGCCATAAGGTCATAGCTGTTGGATGAGAGAACCTGCCCTGTATCTGGATCAACGCTGACGTCCCCTCTGTGTTCACCAGCCGATGAGAAAGCACTTTCAGCACGAGGGACAGGCGATTCACTAATTGGCTCTGATGATGTTTCATATCTGACACCATTTTCTTCAAAAACCTTTTGTATTTCATGGTATTGCTCTTGGTAAGTATCAGATATATCTGATCGCAATGGACCATCAAGCCCTCGCGCCATCCCCCCAACATTTACAGGCTGACCATCATTAAGTTGCCTGTATGCTTCATCCATGGCGTCAACATGGCTGTTGATGCTCTCATTGCTGGTGTGAAGCACTGGTGACGATTCAATATCGTAATGAAGCCCCTCATTCAAAATGTGGGCTGCATCAATATCGCTTGGTTTTATTCTTTCCCTCGCCCGGATACCAAAAACTTTTTCTACTGCGGCTTCCAGTTTCATATTGCGAAGACGCATACTTACGAGTAACCGTAACTGCTCAGGTGTAACGGTTCCAACCTGAATACCACTGTATCTGAATATATAGGCTTTAAAACCTGAAATAATTTTTTCCCATGATGAAACGCTTGTCTTTAGAGATGGATTTACTGCATGTGCGGCAACTTCTTCAGCGTACAACCACTCAGGATATGTTTCAGGGTACTCACCCCTTTTCTTATATTCATAATATTGTGACATCCCATATGCAAATTCAGGATAGTCAGAATGCTTGTTTGCAGATTTAAGTACAGCATTAGCTAGCTTTCTGGCCTTCCAGTCAGGGTAATGGCGCTGCTCAAGATGAAGCGCCTCGTGATGAAGGGTTTCTAACAGTTCTTCATGGTCTTTTAATCCATTAATATTTATTCTTATTATTGGTTCTTTTCCAGAAGCTACTGTCACATGACCTTTATTCAGAAGTATTTCTCCATCACTATTTTTTATTGCTGGTTCATTAATAAGTTCTATTACTCCTGAATCAGATAAATCACGAACCATTGACTCAATGTTACCATCAGGAGATTGCTGATAATGTTCACCAAAAGTTGATTTTATTTCTTCTGCAGAAATGTTCGACTCTGTACCATCATGGTTATTATGGGTAGTCAGGTGATGAACGCCACCAAAGACCCCGCCTAAAACGGCATCGACTAACATCGCCTGACCGTCAAATACCCGGTACTGTTTTGCCATCTCCGTGTAGCCTTTTTCCTCCAGTGTTGCGCCGACAGAGTAACGGTTCAGTCCACCGAATCCGGTGTTGATTGCCACACCTGAGGCAATGCGCGTTGCCAGTGTGGTGCCGACGGCAGCGGGTAAGGCCATACCCACAGCATTGAAAAGGCTTTGCTGCGTTGCCAGGTTACGCGCCGTAGCCTCGTCTACTCCCTTCCCTTTAAAATCCTGATAGGACTGCTCATACGTAGAACTGAAAGCTGTAGCAGCGCCGATGAGGGGACCGCCAAACATAGTTGTTCCGATTGCAGGAACAAATTTACCAAGCTCATTTAATACCTCAGCCGCCATTCCCTGACTGCCTGCATCAGGCTTCACATAGCTGCGGGCATCCTGTAACTGTTTTCCGATCGTGTCGTATGTATCATTCAGTGTTTTGTCAGCATCAGGGAACATCTCCCGAAAAATATTAACAGTCGGTGCCACGTCTGCGGTAAATGCCGGATCGCTAATCAGGCGCTTGCTGAATCCGACGGCAGACTGCGCGAGACCGAGAGTCCCCTCCGCCACGCCGCTCAAAAGTGCAGTACCTGAACCCTGGAAGGGAGTCGGATCGTAGTCTTCTGGCCTTGCTGGGTTGGCAACTGTTTTGTCGTCAATCCATGCCTGACCTTCTGGAGCCAAAGAAAAAACATCAGACATTATTCAACCCTCACGACAATAGCTTCATTGGTTCTGGGATCTGTTGCCCAGCGTCCGCTACCATTTACCAGCCGATACCGGTTATTGCCGATATTAACTGGTGTGAAGTTTGACACTGCATTTACGTTAAGTCCGGCTTCTTTCAGTGCTTGTTTCGCAGATGTGGTATAGCGATCTTTGAAAGTAGATTTATCCATGCCGAAAGGCATTACAACGTCGCCGCCATTAAAATCCTTGTATATACCGCCAGTAGCATACTTCACGGCATCAGCAACAGTGTCTGTATCAGGCATACTGGTTCTTACCGTAGATGCATCACCTGATTGATAAGCTATTCCTGCGTAAGCGGCTTTGAAAAGGCTATAACTGATCTGACGTAACTGCGGGTTACGGGCAAATGCGTTACCTACCTGTTTGTCGAAAGCGTCTTTCATCTTATCTTCGCTCGGCAACTGTACCGGAGTTATGCCCGCATTCTTCATGGCCTTCGTCGGATTCAGTAGTTGGTCACCGGAAAGAATAACCTTTGCAACGTCGTACTTGTTCATCGTCGGCTTATACCCGATGAACTGACTATATGGGATCGACGGTCTGGTGTTATCGTACTGATTATCCGGCGTGCCCAGCAGCAGCGCAGAATAGGCTGTTGCCGCACTGTTCGGAGCAATTACAGATGCCACCTGCCGTATTGCTGGCGCAGGCAGCTTCTCCCCCATGCTCTGCAACAGTTTAATTGTCTGGTCAACGTTCTGAGTGCCGCGCACCTGCTGTGCCAGCGCAGCCGCCTCTTCACTGTTGAGGATTGGGGCATTAATTCCCAACGCGCGTAAGCTTTCCTGCGACGAGAAACGGTTAGCCACCTCGGCAGTGATGTCGTCAGGGTTGTTGCTGGTGATCGGCTTATAGGCTCCGATTTCCACCGCTGCACTAAACGGATTATTCTGCCTCTGGGTTATTACCTTCGTGGCTGCCGCCGATACCCGGTCGAATAACTCCGCACGAGACGCATACCCCTCCCCTGTCTCACCAGTATCCGGGCGTAATTGCTCAACATATGCGGTAATGCTGCTTGTCGGCATGTTGCGGAAAGAGCCTATATACTGTCCGGCGATCTGCAAATTTCTGAACTCGGTATATCGCAGGTTTCCTTCTCTGACACCATAAGCAGCAATGAACTCACCCTCACCAGGCGGGTTAGGAAATTCAACGCCACGCATATACGCAGCCGTTGCATCGCGAACCCGGCTTTCGAGCATCGTTCTATATTCAGCCTGCTGCTGTCTGGCTAATGCATCCGTCTGTCGCAACACGCTGGCCTGATCTGATTCACTTAAAGCATCGAACCAAGCTACACCGGTATAACGTTTATTTTTTGTCGGTAGCTGAGAAAGCCCCAGTGCGGCACTAACGCCAGCGGCCAATTGCTGATCACTGTACGGCTGACTGCCTTGCTCATGATGAATAATTGCTTTGCACAGAGATTTCAGTGTGTCAGGATTTGATGCGTCAAGCGGCTGGTCAGGAGTTACACCGAGCTGAGCACATACTGCCCGTATATAAGCATCAGTTTTATTATCATCACTGGCCGGTGCCCAGCGATTAATTATTTCGCTGATGGTGTCATAACCCTGACGCTGATACGACAGCAAATTGCGACCAAGCGCGCGAATACCGTGTTCAGGGGTTTCGAATTTGGCAAAGCGACCATCATCACCAGTCTGCCCAACCCACGGATTAGTTTTGCTGTATTCAAGATTGCCGGGGTTATTGTTGCGTATACCGCGGGTACGATCGGAAGAGCCACTATCTGCTACAGCACGGCGAGATCCAGCAGCAGTATCGCTTAACTCGCCGTTTTGCTGTCTTACCTGAAGATAGTTTGCTCCAATAGCATTTTGAGCAGTTGCTTTTGCTGTTGCTTCTTTAAACTCGATTTTCTTGGCCTGGATTTGCTCGTCGCTCCAGCCATGCGCAATACCGTAATCCTCAATTTGCTGGAAAGTTTGCGTATTAGCCAATATGTATGCTGCGTTGTCGCCATATAATGCTGAGGCATTTTTACCATTATTCAGCAGTGTCGCCTGAAACTGGCCTTCTTCGTAGGCATTTATTTGCCCTATCTCGTACCTCCCGGCCTGCGTAGCGAACTGAATACGCTGCTGCTGCGCCTGCTGCATGAAAGCATTACGAGCCTGTTCATCCGGCAGCGACATAGCCAGTTGTTCGATCTGAGCATCAAACTGCTGTGTATACTCATGGCCTTTTCCAATAGCATTTTTCCCTTTCAGGTTAAGCAATCCTGTTTCAGGATTATTCAGCAGATCACTGCCTGTCTGACTGAGTTTAAGGGATGCCTCCTGAACCAAGGCAATATTGGCGCGCTGTTTTGCCTGACCAAGAACATCAATTGCCTCTGTCCCTGCCCGAACAAAAGCATCACCAATACCTGGCTGAGAAAACGTCTGCAAGCCTGCTGACTGAACTCCACGGCTCTCAACCTGGCGTCCGGATACTGTTGGTACGACTGGCATCAGTAACCCCCTGTTTTGAATCGTGTACCAGAATTCATAAAACCTGATTTAAATAACATTGGCGTCCCTCCGCTTTGATGCTGTACCAGCGATTCATTACTCACCCCCCGATGCAAAACCATTCTGATTAAGCCAGGCGTTTACGGCATGTCTGACAATCTGCGCCACGCCTGGTAATGGCTGATCAGGGTGATTGTTCACATGGTCGATTCTGTACTGCTTAAGGCGCATCACGGTCTGTGCATCCAGATGAACGGAACCACCTCTGACATCGCCTGTGTTCAGGTCGTTAATACAATTCACAGTAATTTCCTCTTACTGACTAAACTATGCACATTATTGATCGAAAAAAGTGGTAGATAAATATATTTCTATCATAAAAACAGATTGATTGAGTTCAGATCCAAAAAAAGCCGGATTGCTCCGGCTCTGTGCTTACTTCTGGTAGTTACGCCATACTGATTTCCCGATCCCATCTATCCCCATTTCTTTTTCAGTGCGTTTAAGCGACCGTTTCAGGTCTTCTAAATTATCCGGTTGCTTTGGTGGCCTCTGTGCCTTGCTGGAACATTCCAGTCGTCGCATTGATATGCAATACCGTTCCTTGTCAGTACCCCAACTGCATTACTTCACCCCATCGCGCCGCCGCTCTTCGGTACAGGGTTTTAGTTAGCCTCCGACTCTTCCGTAGTGCTGTTCTGGTGGATTCACATAGCCCCTTTCTTGCAGGTATTCGCGAATATCAGACATCAGGAGACGGTTAACCGTGCTCTTGTCTTTTCTCCGGTAAAGGCGTCTGGTGATCATGAAGTAGTTAGCAATGATCTCCGGTATATCCCTGACGCTGATACATGCTGTATGCTGGTCAATAGCTTCAATCATCTCTTCACGAGTTACAAAAGTCTGGCGTAAACGAGTGATCACACCATGTACATCTGAATGATCATTTATACGCTTATTTTGGCGCTTCGCGCTCTCGACTGTGACACTGACAACAATGTCAACTCTTTGTTTTTCCGCAATTTCATCCACAATGTGATCACCTGCACGGCGACCATGTGCGTGATCATTTCTTACTATTTCCATTCATCTCCTCCAGTAGTTTTCCTGCGTGCGTCTGTTGTAGTGGTGTTACCTCGCCGCACGGCTGGCCTTTCAGGTCGTAACGCGCGCCACCAGCTACCAGGGCGCGGTAATAGCGCGGAGTCTGCACATAACGCGCCAGCGTTGCGCGTAGTGTTCCCTGTCCGAGTGAAATACCTCTCGCGGCAATATCCTGTATCAGGTCGTCAAATATCCCCACCTTAAGCGGCTTAGGTGATTCCGGGCTGAATAATTCAGGCCATAGCTCAATAAGACGGTTAACGCGTCTGCGGTTTTTACGCTGCTGTTTGGTCATACGCCGCCGCGGTGTTGCTCCTGTGAGCTTCTGCTGTGTGTTCTGGTTATCTGGCATCACTTTATGCGCCGATGTGGTTTTATTCTGCTGCTGCGCCGCCTGTGCTGTTTTCTGCGGCGTGCCGTAAATGCCCTTCGGTTTTCTGTTTATGGTCAGCTTTGTCATGCCTTCCCCTGTAATTACTCTGTTCGCTGTTGTGAATTAAAACGGTATCCCGTCCCCGTACGGATCATCGTGCTGGCCTGTCTGTTGCTTTGCCCTGTTCAGTGCATCAGTAGCCTGCCCCTGCTGGCCTTTTTTGCCGCCCGGTCGCGCCGTTCGCGCACTGATTACGCTGTCTGCGATAACCTGCCATCCCTGCCTCGTTTCGCCGTTCTGGCCCGTCCACCGGCTCACCTGCATGTTACCGGCCACGCTTACCAGTTCGCCTTTGTGGTGTTTTGCCAGTGCGTCAGCCTGTCTGCCAAACGCCAGGACGGATAACCACATCGTCGCCGTTCCGTCATCTGCCTGATTGCATGGAAGGGGGACCGCCATACTCGCCATCGCCATTTGTGTGCCCTTGCTGGTGGTCTTTAACTGCGGGTCAGCCACCAGCCGCCCGTAAGCTGATATTTGCGCCGTCATGCTGTTTGTTCTCCGGTTTTAACGTGATAGTTACGCTTGTTTACACTCTTACAGTGAAATTTTGCGGGTTACAATCGCACATTTGCGGGTTATAACTGCCGTTTTGCGGGTTACGTGCGGGTTATTGATTTCCTTTTTAATCATGCAGTTAATTAACTTATACACAGGATAACCCGCATAACCCGCAACTTTTTACCTCACACAGGGAAGTTAATCTTCTGCTTCAGGCTGGAACATCAGCACGTAAAAAATATGCTGCTTCCCGCCAATCCTGCCGAGCGCCTTTTTCTTGTAACGGCGGTCGCCTCCCGCTTCCAGCATTCCGGCAGCACTCAACGCGCGGGCAAAGTGAGACGGATTAAATCCCTGTGCTATCTCACCCTCAAACACATGCGGGAACGTGTAAAAACGGAACTCGTCATCTTCGTTTCTGATACTCCCCTTTCTGTATCCGGCAAGGTCTTTAATCGGTAAATCACGCTCGTCGCTGTTTGGATAGGGAAGGTATCGACTGAACCCGAACGACGACAAAAACGCCTCAGCCTGTTCAACCATCTGTTTAAATTCCCTGTTGCCCGTGCCGAATTCCTTCACCCAGGCATTAAAGTTATGCTGAACTGCATCACGGCACGCCTGAACATCCCAGCCTGTAACATGACCGGAAAGCACAAGCGCGGCCTCCAGTACGGCGAATCTTTCCCCCACACGGTGAACCTGCTCGCCGTAGCTCTCCGGTATCAGGTTGCGCCACCGCTCGCGACATGCCCTTACCGCGTCCTTTGCCTCCTGCTGGTGGCCTGCCAGCCATTTAACCCACTCACGACCTGCCGCCCCGTGATTTTCTGTCCAGGCATCTTTTAACGCGTCTGCGTGCGCCTTTCCGGTGCTGTATTCGTGAAACTGCGAGGCCTTTTCCATCGGTACGTTAAGCAGACGGACAAGCTGCCCCGCTTTAATTTTTATCCCTTCCGTTTTGAGGAATGTTTCAACGTCCATTTCTCCGGTGCTGATTGCCACCGTGCGCCAGTGTTTTATCTCCCTGTTGCCGCCGTCCTTCGCCCCCTGTAATTTCCCGGAACCGTTAAACAGCGTATAGGCTGACGTGGACACCTCCCGTGCGTTTCCGGCCTGGCCTATTTCATCCAGGGGTAACAGCCCGTCATTATGTGCTTCGGCCTCGTTGGCGATACCTAACGCCGTTCCGTACCAGGTCAGCCGTTGCGCGTCCGGCTCTCCCCATAAACTTGATGCAATGTTCTGTGTGGTGGTTTTACCTGCTGATGATTGCTCAAAAAGATGAACCCCGAAGCCGTCAGCACCCACCAGCCCGATTAATGGTGCAGATAGCGATACCGCCACACCCAGCATCATGGACGGATTACCACCAGCCAGCCGTGCCACGGTATCGCGCCAGCCCTCCGCTGTTCCCGCCACGGAATAGCCATTAACAGCGGCAGTTTTTCCGGTAAACAGGATGGGTTTCTCTGATTCACCAATGACCGAACCGTCCGGCATGATGTACGCACCAAAATGCCACCCCGTTGTTGTGCTTAACTGCCATTCCTCATGGTTTCCGCTTAACTGCATCCAGTCAGCCAGGATAGCCCTGTATTTGCCGTTGGTCGTCACGTTAAGGCCGTGGTCTTTCAGCAACCGCCAGCCGTCACGGTCACCAATGCCTCCGCACGGGACCGCCATTGTAATGACCTCATGGTTTGCTGGTTTTTTCCAGCGCATTACGCGGTAATGCTCTTTTCCGATTGTTCCTGTTCCCAGTAGTTCAAGCGGAGAACATAACCACGTCTCAGGCCGGATAATTTCGCCTGACTGCTTGTCCACTTTGGGCGTTACCCAGAAAACACCATCGACGCGACTTTCAACACGAGGCTTTAATTCGTCATCATAATTTCCGGTGAAATTTGTCTTCGCCGGAAGGTTGATCACCAGACTGTTACCGTGTTCCGCATCATCCTTCAGTCCAGCCATGCGCGGTGTCCAGTCCTCCGGCTGCTGATCAACAAAGCTGCGGTAGCAACGCGCCTCCTTCACACCCGCCACTGCAAGCAGTGTCGCTATCTGTGTAAGGTGCTGCTCTGATATTTCACCAGCACGATAAACGCGCACGTAATAGCGCCCTTTGTCGATGATTTGCGTGTCTGCCAGACTCGCCAGTTGTTCCGGTCCAAGAATAACTGGATGTGTATCATCTGCCGCAATATGCTTTCCGGCCCATTCGCTCCACTCTTTCGCATGTGCCCAGGCATCACTACCCGCAAAGATAATCACCTCCGTCATTTTGTCTTTCGGCTGGTGCTTTAAATTCGGTGCGCGTTTCATTTCTTGCCCCTGAATGCGTTAATCATGTTCTTTATTACCTGAATATTTGCCTGTGCTTTCTCTTTACTGGTGGGCTTACTGCGTGGTACTGCACATACCAGTGAAAAATCACGCCGGAACTGATGAACGGGCATCACACAGTCATAGTCGTACCCTGCGCGGCGGTATGTAATGTGCCGTTCATACACGGAATTAATAACCACGCTGTCGCCATATTTATCCCGGAAAATATCCCCGATCCTGATTTTCGGGCGAGTCTGTCCGCTGGCATTTAAGCCAGTAAATTTAATCTTCTTCATGTTTATTTCCCGGTATGGGGTTCTTCTTTATATTTATGGGCTAACAAATCTGGTAATTGCCTGTATTTATCCTCGGCAATATATTCAGAATAATCGACAGCACTGTTCAGTATATCTAACGCCGTTTCATGCTCCAGATTCGAAACTATAAGGAACGTTGCTACTTTTAGCATATTCGCGATATGCAAAAGAGCATCAATTTCATTTTTTGGCGCTTCACTGAATTTTTGCTCCAGAAGAATAAATCGTTCATCACGCATAGTATTCCCCCTGACGGATGCGGGCAGTAAATACCATCACGCAGCCAGTCGGGGATTGCTGACGGGCTTCCTGTTCGCTGGCGGCCTCGATGTGTATTACGCGTGGTTGTGCGGTGCTCAGGGCGATAAAACGCCAGATGTATTTATTCAGGTTGTGCGAGTCCCGCCCTTGCGGGTGTGTGGTATGATTTAACATAGCTACCTCGATACGCTTTCTATCGTTGGTGGTTAGACGCCCTGCATGTGTTGCGAGCACTGCGGGGCGTTGCTTAATTTGAGCAATGCAACCCAAACTGTGCGCACAGATTAAAATCATGTGTGCGCACATGTCAATACTTAACTTCTCACTTTTTTTGCTGTATTGTGTGCGCCCATCAAATCCATTTAAGTGAGGTGTACCAATGTCTAGCGGAAACACAAACAACAAATCAGCAAAGAAAAATATTCGATTCCCGCACGAGCTTATAGATGGGATTGATGCCAGTGTTGAACAAGAAAAATTAACTAATCCTAGTGCTAATTTTTCCGCATGGGTCTTAGATGCCTGTGGACGCAAATTAAAATATGAACAGCGCCGGAAGGCCAAAGAGCAGGAGTAACCATCACCAGCGCCGTGGTGCGGTGAACTGTGGCGCACAGGGTTACAGGTATCTACGATGACTGACAAATCATTAAAG